GCCTTGACGCCCCCGCCACGCCGGCGCTAGCACAGGGACCGTCGGGCCTGTAGCTCAACGGTCAGAGCAGAGCGCTCATAACGCTTTGGTTGCAGGTTCGAATCCTGCCGGGCCTACCAAACGCCGTCATTTCTTACGCCCTTTCAAGGACTTGGTCTCGGAGTTGGCGAACCGGGCGGGGTGGTTCGTCACATTCCGTTCCGGTTTCGGCCCACCGGGGAGCTTCGAGAAGGCAGCATCCGCGGCATTCTGCCGTCCGAATGCGGCGATGTAGCGTTGCACTTCTGCGATAGTGTTGTGCCCCGACACGGACATAATTTCCGGCGCCGTCGCCCCGGCCTCAGCGAGGCGCCGGCAGATTGCCTTCCGCAGTCCATGGGACGAGCAGAGCGGCAGGACAGCCTTGTCGCACCATTTCCGCATGCTGGTGCCGAGCCCCTCGGGGGTGCGAGCCTTGCGCTGTGCGGTCTCGAGGAAGGTGAAGGCGCCAGCCGGGACGGTGGCAAGAACCTCGGCCAGACGCGGATGCACGGGAATATCGACGGTGATGCCGTTCGGGTTCTTCCGGGTCTTCTGCCGGACGTACTTCAGCCGACCGTCCTTCAGGCTGTGCCGTCCGAGCTTCACCACATCCGTGCGGGAGGCGCCGGTGTAGAGAATCAGGGTCATCGCCCGGTGGGCGGCGGTACCGAAGGGATGCACCTCGAGGAAGCGCGCGATCTCGCCTTCGTCCCAGCTGTGAAAGCCGTCGCCCCCGATCGGGAAGCGCTTCACGCCGTTCACCGGATTGTCGGTGCGCCACTCCAGCGCGATCGCGTAGTCCATGAGCTGCGAGAGGCGCTTCAGGGTGTTGTTGGCCGCGCTCGGGGTATGGGCCAGTCCAGCCTTGATCTCCTCGACGTGGCGCCGCCGCATGTGCGCCACCCGCTTTTGCCCGTGCTTCACCCGAAGCGGTTCGATGACGCTGCGGTAGACCTTGCGGGTCGACTCTTCGATGGTCGGGAAATGCACGGCATACCACCGCGTCACGAGGTCGTTGAACGTACCGGGAATGGTGCGCCCATGCCCGGCCCCCGGCTTCTGCCGGTTCACCGCGGCGGCATACCGGCGCTTGAACTCCTCGGAGCCCCACTCGGTCCCCAGCTCGGCGGTGAAGCCCTTCTCCCGGAAGCGCCAGCGGATCTTGCCGTGCCGATCATGGTACGGCTTCGCGAGGGGGAAGCGGTCGGCCTTCTTCCTCGTCATGCCTTATCCCAATCGTTGGCACCATCGTCGGGGCCGGGCTTGCCAGCGATGATGACGACCTTTCCGGTCGGCTCGATCTCCACCCGCCATTCCTGCACGCCAGCGTCCCGCATCGCCCTTGCGTAGCGGGTCAGGTCGGACTGGCGGAGGAGGGCGGGGCGGGCAGCCATGTCAGTTCTCGGCGATCTCGGGGGTGAAGAACGTCCTCGCGACCCAGGACAGCGCGTAGCCGTTGATCCTCGTCACCCGCCCCACGGGCGGGCGATAGTCCGGCCCGAGGGTGCGTTCGCCGGAGAAAGCGAGTTCGCCTTGCGGCCACGTGCTCCCGAAATAGATCGTGCTGTAGAAGTCCGGATCGATTTCGACCGCGATGTTCCTCCGATCGATGAGGTGGTCGGCGAGCCGCTCCGTCACGCGGATGAGGGCATCGCGGAAGGTGAACGGATCCTGCACGGCGCCAAAGGTCTGCTTGAAGTCGGGGTGCTCCCGAACCCCTTCCCGGTCGAGGAGCGCCTCGTGATCGACGACATCGCCGAGGAACCGCGCCGCCGAGGTGAGCCGGCCCTGCGAGGCGTAGCCCACCAACAGGAGGAGCGGATACTCTCGCGCCACATCGGGCGAGCGACGGCCGACGCCCTTCTCGCGATAGCCCGCATCCGCCAAGGCGCGATCGACCAGGCGCAGCGACGCCTCGTCGACCCCGAGGGCCTTGGGCATGATTCGAACCAAGTTTGCCGCGTCCATCTGTCTCTCCACATTTCCGTAGGATTTGTGTTGAGCATTACACAGCACACATGGAACCGGCAAGAGGGATTGATAGGCCGGCACCACCCCGGCGCCGACCCGGCCGGCGGCTTCGCGCTTCACCTCCTCCCGGCCGCCGATCATGGCGTCAGCCCTTCGGCCGCTTGGCGAGCCGGGCCTCGTCGGCGGCGATGGCGTCGGCACGGGCCTTCTCGCGAGCGGCCAGCTCCTTGTCGCCCTCGACGCAGGCGATCACCGCCTCGACGAAGTCCGCGATTGTCGCCTTGCCGACATGGCGGCGGGTAACGGCGACACGCTCGTACTGCTTCTTCCACTTGAGATCGTACCGTGTCATCGCCGGGATCTGCATCTGGCGATCAATCGCCTCGCCCCAGGCGTTCCAGGCGGCAGACCTATCGCCCTCGTCCGGAGCCTCGGGCCACGTGCCATCGCGGTGGGCGCGCCACTGATAGAAGAGCGCCCGGTGCTTGTGATGCGCCATCTCCACGAGCGCCATGCTGCCGTTCCAGACCTTGCGATGACGCTCCTTCGCTTCTCTCCGCGCGATCTGCTCGAGGCGCTTCAACTTGGGGTCCGCGAGCTCGGCCGCGGGCAGCGGCTCCATCAGCTTGTCGATGAAGGTGACGACAGGCACGCCTCCTCCGGCCGCCGGCGTGGCGGTTGCTGTAGTCATGATGGTTGCTCTCCATCTTCGGGGTGTGATACAATTAGAACATACGCCGCTGTTCTAATTAGGTCAATGGCCGAAGTGACGACGTCAGATCAGCTCAGGGCCGCCCGCGCGCTCCTCGGCCTTTCTCAACCAGCGGTCGCGAGCGCAGCCGGGGTTTCGACAATGACGCTGAAGAGAGCCGAGGGCTCGGGACAACCAGCAGCGTCGGCGGAAGCCGTCGCCGCCATCCGCGCCGCCCTCGAGGCGGCCGGCGTCGAGTTCATCGCAAAGAATGGAGGCGGGCCTGGGGTGCGGCTGGTGAAATGAGCGACGCCCTTACCCTCGACAAGCTCCTCAAACAGAATCCTTTATGTCGCTTCTCTTTTTATACGTACGGTCAGGTTCAAACCCTTAAGCGGGTCGGAGAAGAGATACTAAGGAATACAGAAAGCTGGGGTTCTGGAGAAGTAATTCGTGACTTTGAAAAGAACTACGATTTGTTCTGGCTTTGGATGCTTGGCGCCTACGAAGTTGTTCGAACTATGGATGAAAACAGAATTTGCTTCATACAAGAAGTACACCCTAAGATACGAGAACTGAAAAATCTACTAGCTGAGCTGAGAATACCGTTTGCAAAGCAGCAACTGAAAGGGAGTGGAAAAGCCCCGATATATGCGGAGCTTTCAGTTGTTGGATTTAGAGGTGGTCTTGTGTTCAGCGTGAAGTCAGTTGAATATAATTCAAGAGAGATAATCCGCCAGTTCTTCGCGTTTGTAGATTCGTTCAAATTCGAGGATATATTGCAAGAAGTGCCCACGCGGCGTTCATAGGGCCAAAGCGGGAATTCCCGCTCACGGATGAGCGAAAGCCCGGACAGCATCCCGCTGCCCGGGCCTCCCCTCCGGCATTGCCGGAGGGGACGCCACGCGCGTCAGCTAGCGCCGTGTCCTCTCCCGCGGCGGCGAGGTCAACCACCCGGAGCTTCTCGAGGTTTTCCCACTCACGAGTTACGGGGCCGCTTCGGGTCCATGAACTGCCCAACCCGGGCGCGACCTGCCCTATTTTATGCCTATTTTCCGAGTGCCTCCGACCAGTCGGCCGCGGCGAACGCCGCCTGGACCTCGGCGGGCGAGAGGCCGCCCGCCTTGGCCGCGGCGAGCGCCTCGATGATCCCGGCCACCGCGCGGGCCGAGCCGCCGGCGTCGAAGGCCTGCACCGGGGTCAGGGTGTCGATCGCCACCGCGGTCCCGAGCTTCGCCGACGCCTCCTCGGCCAGCAGTTCGGCGATCGGCTGAAGAACCCACGTCGCGAGGTGCCTCTGCGCCTCCCGGACCAATGGTCCCGTGGTCGCCGGCGAGAGGAGGCCGGGCAGGACGCCGAAGACGCTGAGGATGCCGGAGCGGGCTGCCTCAAGGCTTTCCGCCGTCATCGCAGACGCCAGATCTGGCGTCAGGGAGGCCGGGCGCCAGTCGGTCGCCGGCGCCGGACCACCGGCCGCCGTCACATTGACCGACTCCCGCAGAAGCACCCGCCCGCGCTGGCCGCGGAACGACCGGCCCAGCGTCTCGTTGTCGGTGTCGGGCGACTCGGGGAACGGCACGATCGAGCTGCCGATCGGCGCGGTCTCGTAGACCTCGGCGAGCGCCCCCTCGATCGCCTGCAGGAGCCCGGCGGTCAGGCTCGCCCGGCGCAGCGGCGAGGTGCCGCTCCACGGCGCCACCATGTCGGAGCCGATCCGCACGTGCAGCACCTCAGGCGCGAGCGCCGTCTCGCTCCGCCCGACGCCGGCCTCGGAGACGCTGAGCCGGTAGGCGCGCGGGCGGCCGTTCCTGGTGCTTAGGTCCCAGTCGGCGCAGGGGATAAGCATGTCGTCTGCGACCCGGAATACGCACTCGCCCCGAAGCGCCAGGCTCCGCGCGAGGAGCGCCATGCTGCGCCGGTCGAGGAGGGTGGTCCCGGTGACGGCCGCCATGGCGAGGCCGCTCTCCCACAAACCGATGCAGGCCTGTACGGTCGAGGTCAGCTCGCCGAGCCCGCGCCGTCCGGAGATGTAGCTCTCCCTCGCCGCCATGATCTCGGCGGTGAAGCCGGCGCTCATGCCGCTACGCTTCTCAAGCTTCGGGCGACGGAAGAGGTCGAAGATGCTCACGGAGCCCGCCTCCATGGACGCAGCAGGTCCGCCGCGCCGCTGTTGATGATCGCCCGCGCCGTCCAAGTCGGCGCGCGCTCGATCGAAACAGAACCACCGCCATCGAAAGTCTGCTCGTGCCGCGAGGAGCCGAGCATCGGCGAGTGCGTCCGGATCGCGGCGAAATGGTCAGCGAGCCGGTGGTAGGCTTCGGCGACGTCGGCCGGCGGCGCGTCGCTGCTGCCGAGGGTGCCGCTGAACCTGTAGAACGGCGCCGAGCCGAGCCGGACGCCGCCGAGCGGGAAGGCCGGGAGCGTCACCGGCACCCAGGCCTCGCCGTCCCACCCCTCAACTGCCTCGGTCACGAACGGCACGAGCGGCGGCCGCCAGGAGCCGCCACCGCCCTCGACGATGAAGGTGCAGGCCCTCGCGCCCCACCGCCAAGCGATCCACTGCTCGATGCGCTGCCAGACGGCGGCGGCAGAGAAGTCGCTCGGCCCCAGGCCGGGGCGAGCCGGCAGCCGCGGCCGGCTCTCCGGCTCGCCCTCGATGATCTGAAGCGTCGTCCCGCTCACGGCCGCCACCTCCGCATCGCGGTCGCTGGCATGAGGAGCTGCGGCGCCGCCGGCTTGATGAACTGCCGCGCCTCGACCTCGGTCTCAGGATAGGCGGCCGAGGTCACGATGCTGAGTTCGAACAAGAGCGCCTGCAGGATCGTCCGAATGATCGCGCGGCCCTCGGCAGGGTCTTCTTCCTCGACTCGCTCGGCCTGGTCGGCCGGCACGGCCGCCGGCGGCGGAACCCTGAAGCCAGGACTGAGTCCGACGACGAGGCCCGCCGTGAAGCCGGCGAAGAAGTCTCGCCAGTAGGAGGTCGTTTCGATCTCCGGCGCGATCTCCGCGTCGAAGGTCAAGGCGTCATCAGCATCCCGGAGCACCAGGCCGCCGGTCAGCCGGGACGCCAAGGGCTTATCGTAGCTGTGCCCGAGCAAGAGGTGGATTTCCGCCTTCGGATCCTCGACCCGGTAGGCGAAAGCCCGCGGGGCGAACGCCTCCTTTCGTGGACGGCCTGTCTTGCCGCCGTCGCTCAGCACCGCGCGGGAGTTGTAGGGGAACCTGCCGCGGAGACGGCGCCCCCGGCCGCCGCCCGCGCGGAGCTCGAGAGTGCCGGTGAGGGCGCCGTGATCCATCAGGCCAGCTCCAGCCCGGTCAGAATCTCAGTCTGAGCACCGCGCGCGACAGTGATGTCTGCGGTCAGGAGCCCGGTCAGTCGCAGCCCGCCGCTGGCCGCATCCGAATAGGGATCTCTGATCAGGTCGATCCCGCCCCACAGGCCGAGGAAGAACGGAGGAACCCCGCCAGCCGAAGTGGCGAGGAGCGCCGTGCACGCCACCGGCGAGCCGGTCGGGGCGGCGAGGGCGTTGGTCGTGGTGAGGATGTTCCCCGCGGGGATGTTCTTCAAGAGCCTGTCCCACTCCGAAGTCGCAGTCCCCACGACGAGCTCGCCGTCGAGGAAGGCCCAAAGCTCCGGCCGGATCAGGGCCTTGATCGCGCCCGGGCCGGTCGCTGCGTTCGAGTTCATGAACCCCGTGACAGCCCAGCGGAACGCTCCCCAAGTCGCCGGCTCGTCGATCGCGGCAGCCGTGATCCCGTAGGCGCTCACGCCCGGAATGAGGCCGAGCGGCTCGCCACCGGACCCCGAGCCGAGAAAGGCCGCCTTGTCGAGCGCCACCTGCATCGCCCCCGACATGTCGCGGCGGATGGCCGCCTCAAGCGCGTCGCCGGACTGCTTCAGCGACTTCCGCGTCACCTTCAACTGGATCCCCAGCGTCGAGTTCGGCGCGAGAGCCTTGTCGGTGGTCGTGTAGGTGGTCGGCCCGGCGACGGCGCCGGTCTCGGTCGCGGCCCAGCCCGCGGTGACGGAGCTCGTCACAACGGGCCATTCTGCCGCGCCACTGTCGATCTGGATCAGTTGGCCGCCCATGCCCGCCGTCACGGAGCTGGGAAACAGCCTGTCGATAATCGGCTTGGTCGCGATCGGGTTCGGGGTGCCCGAGGCTACCGTTTCACCAGCGCGCTGTTCCAACGCCTCCAGCGGAATCGGAACACCCCGATAGCCGCCAGTCGAACGCAGTTCGCTCACCACCTCCGCGGTGTGCCCGTCGAGCGGCCGGCCCTCGTCGAGCGCCAGCGCGACCTGGCGCAGCTCGAAGCCGGCGACGAGCTCGGCCCAGGCCTTGCCGCCGCGTTCCTCCAGCTCGCCCTTCGCCTCGCGCCGCTCGCTGTCCTCGGCGACGAGCGCGGCGCGGTAGCGCGTTTCGTTGGTGCGGTACTCCTTGTCGAGCGCGTCCATCGAGCGCGTCTCATCCTCGGTCGGGCTGTCCTTGCCGACCAGCTCGGCGAGGGACTGCCGGATCTCCGACTGCCGCCTCTGGATTTTCACGGAATCAAGCATCTGCTCAGTCCTCTTCGGCCGTGATGGGGGTTCGGGCGAGCTCGCGCACGGCCGCGCGCCAAGCCGCTCGTTGGGGTGAAGTCGGCGCCTGCCCGAGCTCGGCCCGGGTGGCGCGGTTGTGACAGGAGCCGCAGAGGCTCCGCAGGTTCGAGAGATCGAAGCCCAGCTCCGGGTGTGTCCGCACCGGCTTGACGTGATGAACCTCTAGACGGCCGCGGGCGCCGCAGTCGCAGCACGCCCAGCCATCGCGACGGAGCGCCGCGAGGCGCAGCGCCTTCCACCGCGGCGAGCGGCAGACGGCTTCGGAGGGACGATGCCAGCGCCTCACGCCCATTTCGGCGGCCTGATGACGCGGGCGCCGCGCGCCGCGATGCGAGCGCCCTCGGCGACGGCCAGGACGGAAGCGGACGCCGCGTCGATCCTGCCCAGCGATCTCGCCTTCGCCAACTTCAGGTTGTTGGCGGGGTCGCGAAGACAGATCGCATCGGCAAAGGCGGAGCGCAGGAGGAGCGACGGCCGCGCCTTCACCTGCCCGTCGAAGCACGCCCGCCGGAAGCGATCCACGTCCTCGGAGCCGTCCCTGAAGCCCATGCCGCGCCAGACCACCGGCGCCTTGAGCCCCGCCTTGTCCATCGCCTCGGCCAGCTCGCTCTGCTTGAACCTGTCCGCGGTCACCGCCGCGATCGTCTCGCCCTGGACGTGCCGCAGCACCTCGGCCAGCCAGGACGCCACCGGCACCGTCATGGCGCCGAGGGTGCGCAACTCGCCGCGCTCGGCCATCTCGCCGTAGCGCCCCGACACGCCGTCGCGCTGCCCGCGGTCGAGAAGCGAGGGCTTCGACGGGAACCAGCCCAGCGCCTCGAGGCGGCCGGTCTCGTACCAGTAGAACGTCGCCGCCGTCATCGACGACGAGCCGCCGAGGTCGATCCCGATCACCACCGCGCCGGAGCGCGCCGGCAACTCCGCCACCTCGCAGGCCAGCCACTCGTCGAGCGTCAGCAGGAGGTCGCGCGCCTCGCCGGAAACCCGCTCGTTGCGGTTGTAGAGCCTGAACGCCGTCAGCGCCGGGCCGCCCTGCGCGATCGCCCGGCGGGCGGTAGCGAGGAGCCAGTCGACCGACGAGCCGATGCCGAGTTTCGCGCCCGGGTTCGCCACGAGGAGGGAGGCGAGGTCGTCGGCCGGGAGCCCGGGAGCTGGACGATGTTCCTGAACAAACTTGCCCGGCAGCTCCTCGTCGATCCACCGAGAGAACGGGTGCGCGTCGTCGGCCGCCGAGGTCGAGATGATGAAGGCCTTGCCGTTCCTCTTGCCGAGGCCCGAGAGGAGGGCCTGCTCGAGGTCGTCGCCGCGCCCCGCCGGCCAGTGCCCGCGCTCGTCCATCAGCACCAGCGTCGGCGCCGAGCCGAGCGCGCTCTTGCCGTCGGCCGCCAGCGCCCGGAGGAAGTGCGAGCCGCCCTTCTCGTCCTCGTACTCGATTTCCAGCCGGGGCGAGCGCCGGAAGGTCAGCCGCTTCTGCACCTCCTCGGGCAGCGTCGCCGCGAAGCCGGCGGCGAAGTCCCAGGCGATCCGCGCCTGGTCGCGCGTGCGGGCGGCGAGCAGCACCTCGCGCCGCGGCTGCTTGTCCCACTCGCCGAGGAGCGCCCCGAGGGCGACGCCGGCGGAGAGCGCCGACTTCGCGTTGCCTCGGCCGATCGAGAGCACCGCCACCTGCGTCTCCGGCGCCAGCGCGCCCTCGACGAACGTCCGCTGGAACGGGGCGATCTTCATCGGCTGCCCGGCGAGAGGCCCCTCGGGGATGCTCAGGGACCGCAGGAAGCGGAGGGCCTTCGAGGCGTCAGACACGGGCCACCCCCTCACAGCGCGAAAGGAAGACAAGACCCGCGCGCGGTCCCCTGCCGGCACCCCGGGGCATTGGGACCAATCGCAGGGTGCTCATGCCCACGCCTCCGGCCGCAGCGGATCGTTCATCGCCTCGAAGTCAGCCAGAACCTCGGCGAGCGCCTGGTCGCTGATCCGCTGCTCGACCCTCACCGGGCGAGGCGTGTCCAGCACTACGAACTCGGGCTCATCGATCGGCGCTTCCGTCGCCACGCTGTCACAACCGGGCAGGGCGTAGAGGCCGCGGCGCAGGCGTGTCACAACGCCCGATGCCGCGAGACGCCGCAGCGTCTGCCGCGCGTTGGCATGTGTCACATTCAGCGATTGTGACAGGTCGAGAGCCGACTGCGGCCCGAGCCCGAGCGCTGTCACAATCGCCGCCGCCGTCCCTGTCACAATCACCTCTCCGTCGCCGTTGTCACAACCGCCTCTCTCCTCTTCCCCCACCTGCTCAGTGGTGAGGCCTTGAGCGAAGGGCATAGGACGACAGCCCCGGGCACCTCGGCCCAGGCTGTCCCTATGCCCTCCACGATCGTCACCTGCTCAGCGGAGCCGGCCCGTCGCTTTGGGCGCCCGAGGTCGCGAAGACCCTCGCCTCAGGCTCGACCGCCACTTGCGACACCAGGGTTAGGTGCCGGCCCCTGCGCTTCGGTCTTTCGGACTGCGCTTGGCATAGGGGGCGCCCCGTGGTATGCCTGTACGTGTCGAGCGCCACCGTCATCCAAACCGTCCGCTCGACACGGGGCGCCTTCGGGCGCCCTGCGTTTTTCATCTCTCCCTCTCGAAGATCGCGACGCTCTCGGCGTCGGTGTAGGTGAACAACTCGGACACGAGCTTGCGCATCAGCCCGAGCTGCCGGTCAGTCGGCCGCCAGCCCTTCCGCCGAGACTGGCGCAGGATGCTGGTTGCAAATTCTTTCGCCCACCGATCGGTCGACGTCCTGGCGATCGCCGAGAAGTGGAAGAGGCACTCGTCGACGGAACGGGGCGGGAGCACGATCATGCTGCGGCCCACCCGTTCGCGTAGTCGAGGAAGGCCGCCCGGCGCTGCGGCGCCATGTGCTCGAGGATCGCCGTGGCGTAGGCGTCGAGCTCGGCCGGCGACGCCAGCTCGGCCCAGCACCGCGCCTCGGCCAGGAGCCCGGCGAAGGGCGCGATCGGCATCATGTGGCAGGTCTGGCGGAGCGTGTAGGCCGCGAAGTGCCCCTGCTCGTCGTCGGTCAGGTCGAGCCAGGCCGCGAGGATCCGGCGGGCGCGATCGCCGCCGGAGAGGTTCGCCACAGGGGGATTTTCTTGTGCGTTATCAAGGGGGCGATCCGCTTGGTTCACCAGCGCAAGCGGCTGATCTACCTCGCAGTTATCGCGCCTGCCGGGCCTACCAATCCGCCAAATTATCTACTGTATTCAATCATTTGTAATCCGATTTGGCAACTGGTTCATTTTGGTTTCCACGATTCCGGTTCCGTTCCGTTCCCGCTAGCACCCGGCGGCGGTTCGCGGCCTTCGTGTAAAGC